TCCCTTAACATGCAGAATTTGGAAGGACCACACGTCCTTGCTCGACGAAACATACTCGAGAATATCGCGAATTCAGTCGATATGCCGGTTAAGCTCCTTACGCAAGAGTCGTTCGCAGAAGGTTTTGGAGAAGGTTCGGAAGATGCGAAGGCTGTAGCGCGTTATATGGACCGGATGCGGGAAACAATGGATCCTGTTTACCGGTTTTTGGATCGAATTGTAATGCATCGTGCGTGGACTCCAGCCTTTTTTGAATCCATGAAAGTGATGTTCCCAGAAAAATATGGGAAAATGGAGTACAAGGAAGCGTTTTATCAGTGGATGAATAGCTATCAAGCCTTGTGGCCTTCTTATTTGCGTGAACCTGACTCCGATCAGGTCAAGGTTGATGATACAAAGATGAAGGCTGCGATTTCAATTTACCAGATTTTAGAGTTTAGCTTCGATCCTGAGAACAAAGCACGACTTATTCAGTGGATCGCAGATGCAATTACGAACAACAAGCTTCTTTATTCGAGTCCATTGAACCTTGATTACAAGAAATTGCTTGTTCAATTGAAGAAAGATGATGAAAATAGACAAAAACAAATGGATGCTGGTGCGGAACCAGATGATCCTAGACCTGAAATTCCAAAAGTGAAGATGGCTCGAGCTGATTCAACTGTAATTCGGCTTCTTGAGTACTTGAATGCCGCTAAATAAGGAAATTGTGAGTTCTTTAACGTATTTGCGGAAGAAATACAAAGTTTCTGAGCGTGATTTAGTTGCTTTAGCGAAAAAACTGCAAGTTGAACCAGAAAATGAAGAAACTTGGGAAGAAATAACTCGGAATTATCTAAAACAACGAAGAATTAGACAATTAAGTAGAGCTACACGATAATGCCTCTTACTGAAAAAGGTAAAGAAATCAGGTCTTCTCTTGTTAAAGAGTATGGGCACGATAGGGGACGACAGGTTTTCTATGCTATGAAGAATAAAGGCAAGATCACTGGAGTAGATGATGATACAGGTAAACCTACTCCTGTCGAACAATTGGTTTCTGAGTGTGATTCATTGATTTCTCGAATGGATGCTTTTGAAGCACGTCAACATCAACGTAAGCCGGTTGATGTAAAGCCGCGTACAAAAGACAATATGCAGCCGAGTAATAGACATCCTAAGGAAATTGGATGACAGTAGCGGCTGGAATTCTATTTAAATCTCCGAATGGACGTATATTGCTCTGCCGCCGGACTGATGGGCTGGGATGGGCGTTTCCAGGAGGAGTACAGAAAGATGGTGAGACAATTGAGTCTTGTGCGGTTCGAGAATGTCTCGAAGAAACCGGATTCAATTCCGGACATGCAGGAAAATTACTTACTCGCCGTATCAGAGATGATGTTGATTTCTCAACATTCATATTCAATTGCGACGATGAGTTTATTCCAAGGCTTAACCATGAACATGATGCTCATGTATGGATTAACCCGGACTATGCTACTTCATTAACTCTTCATCCTGGTTGTATGATTGCTTTGCGTAAGATGAAGGGAATGAATGAGCTTGAATTGGCTGAAGCTATACGGGATGGAGAACTTGTATCACCACAATATATTGAAAACATCTGTTTGGTCGATATGCGGATTAGTGGCACTGGATTTAGTTTCCGACCTAAACTCAATGAGTGGGTCTATCGGCGTGATACCATTTATCTCTCTCCTGAGTTTCTGCGTCGTTGTAGTGGTGTTCCTATTATACTTGATCATCCGAACTCACAAATTCTAAATTCTGATGAATTTTCTAAACGTGTTGTAGGAACGATGTTTATCGCATATATTAAAGGAGATGAAGTTTGGGGAATAGCAAAGATTTATGACAAAGGTGCAATGGTTGCTATTGTCAATAATCAGTTATCTACTTCTCCCAGTGTGGTATTTCGAGATCCTAAAGTCAATTATAATTTGGAAATGGAAGATGGGTCTAACCTTTTGGTCGAAGGTAATCCAAGCTTTGTGGATCACTTAGCAATATGTGAAAAAGGTGTGTGGGATAAAGGTGGTGACGCAAGTGGAATTCGGATTGATAATGATTCTGCGGCTTCTGGATCACCATCTGAGATAGTTGTGACTGCGAAGAAAGATGTTAGTGAGCTTCCAGCTCCATCATTACCTCCTCAAGGAGTTAGTGATGTTCCGGCAGGACCAATGCAAGGCATTCCTCCTGGTTTAGAAGGGTTTGCCGATGGTTTAAACCGATTTGCTGAACGACTTGCTGGATTTATGTCCAGGAAGGATTTAATGGTTCGCTGAGTCGCGCCGCGTCGCGAACGCGATAACTGAGGCTGGAACATAGGAGGTTATTATGCCAGCAGGAACTGTGAGCGTCGACGCACTCTTGGCCGACGCAGTAACGAAGCTTGATTCTCTTGCCAAGCGTATGGACGCTCTTGAGGTGGGAGAAAAGAACATCATTAAGGGAGATGATGATGACGACAAAAAGTCGCCACGCGATGATGCGGGCACAAAAACTAAGTCCGACGACGACGATGATGACCGGAGCAAGGATGATGGCATCACCGCCCCCAAGACAAGAATCAAGGATGATGACGGCGATAAGAAAAAGGATGATGCAAGCGTCGCTAAAGCCAAGGTGACCGGGGACTCCAAAAAGGCGGATGACGGCGAGCTTGAAATCAAGCACGGCAAGGAAAAAGACGATTCGGCCAAGAAGGCCGACGCCAAGAAGGCCGACGCCAAGAAGGCCGACGCCAAGAAGGCCGACGATGACGACGACGACAAGAAGTCCGACGATGATGACGACGACAAGAAGGACGATTCAACACGTTCCGATGAAGTCGGTACTCTTCGTCGTCAAATCGCAGATCAAAAAGTCATGATCGAACGCTTGAATGCGATGATGAAGCCTCGGTCTGACGAGGAACATGCGGCCTTTGCGGATGCTCAAGCTCGCGCTGACGCCGTATTCAATGGCTTTGGGCAACGAGCTCCTCGTCCTCTAGAAGGGGAAGCCCTTTTGGATTATCGCAAGCGGTTGGCCACTAAGCTGAAGACTCATTCGACGGCTTGGAAGAGCGTAAAGCTTTCCCAACTGCCGGAAGAAGCTTTTGGTATTGCTGAAGGCCAAATCTATTCTGACGCTGACTCCGCTGCTGCCAATCCTGTAGACTTGGGAGCCGGTGAAATGCGTATGGTCACCAAGATCGATCCATCGACCGGAGTGCGGTCGAACGTCTTCTTTGGCAAGGAATCGTTTGTCAAGGAGATGGGTCGACCGGGACGCAGGGTTGCGTCTTTCCGTACTCTGCAGTCGGTCTAACTGCACTCAGCAGTCTGTCTAGTTGCAGATCCAGTCTTCACTCTTAAAGAAGGACTTGTAACACCATGGTGGCGAATATCGCATTCAACCCATATGTCCAGACTAATGCGGCTGGAATGTTCAACATTGAGTCCGATGGACTCATTGTTGGAACTGCCTTCCCAGATCCGGCGGCACGCTTCGCGCTTTCTGGCGGATGGCTGGCGGCGGCGGAAACTCTGCCGATGTTTGGTGGAGTAGCCATATCGGAAAACGTCCCAACGGAGCGGACTACTTCTCCGGCAACCCCGACACGAGCGGATATCGCGTTGGGTCCAGTCATCGCTCGTGCAGCAGCTTATGCGAACCTTACTGGGTTCAGCGTCTTTGATCAGAACTATGCGGCGGTGAATACTCCACAATCGCCGGTTCCTGTGGTCGGAAGCGGTGGAATGGTGAATTTCTATCGCCTCGGTTCTGGTGCTCGTGTGGCATTGGCGATCGATCCAACGTTGGTGACGTTGGAAGGTGGTCTGATCACGCAGCAAGTCTCGTGGGATTTCGCAAACCAGAAGATCATTGCTTTTGCGACAACGGCACTGGCAGTGAAGATTTTGGCTATTAAGTCCTCGGGGTGCATGGTTCCGTCGTATAATGCTGGGACCGGCTTCGTCACGTGGAACTACAACGGAGCAGCGGCAGTCTGCCTGCTGTAATCTTCAACCTGGACCCAGGCCGGGGCCAACTCTGGCCTAACCTCAATCAAAGGAGATAGATCATGGGTTCGATTGCTCCGGCATTCGTTCAGGTTCATCCTTCTTACATGATGCCTGACACATTGATGCCGTATTCTCAAGCTTCTGGAGCGTTTGAGTTGCTCGCCAGTGGTGCGCCACTCATTCGATTGTCAGATGGTGATCTGTACGCTTACATCAAGCGTGTGGATCTACGTACAAGAATGGCTGCTGGTCAATCTTCGTATAACCAGTTGCCTGGAGTTTCGTTCGCTATGTCGCAGATCAGTGCTCCGACGTACCTTCTTCGGGTCCGTGCTGAGTACGATCATCACGACACGGCGGCGATGGCGCGATGGGGTCTTTCTATCGTCGATGCACATCGTCTCGGGATGCGGCAGGCGACATTCCAGCTTATCAGGAACGGATTGCTGTACGGCTTCAACCCGGCTAACGGCGAAGGTCTAGTCAACGCCAGCGGAGCCACAGCAGTCAGCCTTCCGGCTGACAGCGCGGGGAATACGACTGTTGTCACCTATGACAATGGTCAGATGGCATTTTTCTTGATTTCTTTGATCAGTGCCATCAAGTCCAGAACCAATCAGCTCGGCATTGGTCGTAAGTTCGTGTTCGTTGGGCCGCAACGGACTCTCGGCGCCATGGAGTACCAGAACATCGTTCAGCTCACCAGCTATCAGCGTGTTGGTGCCGGTTCTCAATCAACGGCTGGTGTGGTCAAAGACGTTCTGGAAATGAACGATGACGAAATCATCTGGGCCTACGACGATACGCTTATCGGCAAGGGCGCGGGTGGAAACGATGCAGTTATCATCGTTATGCCAGAAGTGGAAGAGCCAAAGGGGTCGCGGATCAATACCAACGAGTTCGCGAAGCTGACTCCGTCTATGACGGCTTGCACACTTCAGCTTTGCGACATGGCCGCACCGCGTGAAATCCCTGTTCCGCTCGCCGGCGGAGCTATCGACGTACTCGCGGAACAGCGTGTCACTTCCGGTTGGGCCGTGCGTCCGGAAGCGGTAACAATAGTGACGATGCAATATCAGTAAGTCTACTCGAAGCTTCCGGACCAGCTAGGAGGCTTTGATGGGGATCAGTTTTCAGCAACACTTGTGTGCTGGCAACGTTGTTGAGCTGATCCCCGACCATTCTAGCACTAGCACGAATTAACGTGCTTCAAACTGTAGGGGCGACTGTAAGCGTCCGGTGCAAATTTTAGGGAGGAATCTATGCCTGAACTGTACATCGGAAATGTTTCTAAGCAAATTCAGCAGTTTGCTTATCGTGCGCTAGAGCGTCCTGGAATTGTGTTGCAAACAATTCCTATCGGTGGGCAAATTCGCATTGCACCTAATGGTGCAAGAGTAGATCTAACAATACAGGAAATTGACTACATTATCGATCAACATAAAACTTATGGAATTGCCCCGGTAGACGAATTGGATAGTATGTCTCTCCCATTTGGTGGGTTGTGTTATTCCATCGGTAAGTCCATTTCTGCAGACAAATTGCGTCGAGCAATGATAAAGAAAGATGATGCATTGAAAGTATTCGGGCAGCGATTGCGTCAGGAAGCGGCGCTTGCTGTGAATTCACAAATTGAGGAGCAAATCGGTGCTCCTTTGCGAAATCTGGAAATGAGTTTTACTGAGGAGGAACCAAGGGGCGGATATTCTGATGATGCCGACCATGTTGCAGAAGGTGTTCGAGTAACAAGGTTGGCTGACCATGGGCCTCCGGCTGCAGAATCAGGCCGACGTGGGCGTCGCGCCTAATGGCATTACCAGTCTATATAGGTAGTTCCATAGTCGTTACAGCTTCGTTTTCAAATGCGGTTGGTGGAGCTGCTACCGTTAATAGTGTAGTCTGGTCTACTGATCCTCCTGAAGGTGGTGAAGGTGCTATTAGTCTTGTTCCAGATCCAGCTCCGGCGTTAACGGCAACGGTCACAGGTGTTTATGCTGGATTGGTTACATTGATAGCAACACCTGATACTAATGCGAACATTCAAGCAACTGTAGACATTAATGTTATCGATCCTACTAATACTCCAGCGTCAGGGACTATATCTTAATGGATCCTACTTTTGCTGGATTTAAGCAATGGGTACAAGCGATTATGGCTGTTCCACTTGGGAATATGCCAAGTGACGCTACTCTACAAGCTGCTTACGATGAATCTTTAAATCTTACTTATTATCTGTTGGCCAGTATTCCATCTCAACCTACGAGTCCTACTATCTATGCATTATGTGTTTATAATTTAGGAGGAGCGATATTACTTGAAATAGCGCAAGATGATCCTAATAGCACCTATTGGGCAGATTTACGAGATAAACTTGGAGTCAATGCATTTACTCCTGGTCTTATAAATAGTGCTCATGATCAACATACATCTGAAAGTATGATGATCCCTAATCAATTGCAAAATCTTACGTTGTGGGATCTACAGTTATTGAAATCTCCTTGGGGTCGTCGGTATCTAATGTTTGCTGGACAGTGGGGCACAATCTGGGGTCTCACAGCATGAAGGTACAATTTGGATTTGAAGATATTTCTTATACGACTCTAACTAGAGACAAAAAGGGTCGTTTTCAAAAGAGACAGACTAGTACTCAGGTTGCTAAAGAATTAGAATCCGAATACATGATTGTTGAATCATTTTATAATTTAGATGCGCAACAGATGTTAATTCCGATGTTGGAAGATGCTTATTCTGATGCTTTGAATTTGTCAATGGCCGGTACTCCTTATCCACCTAAATTAAAAGATACAGATCCTGTGGAAATCCGGGACAAATTCAGACACAATCTTACTAATCGAAGATACGATGGTTTGTTATTTAATACTCCAACTAGAACATCTAAAAAGACTGGTAGACCCAGTTTTGTAGATACAGGAACTTATCGGAATTCTTTCCGTGTATGGACGGAGAACTAACATGGAACATTTAGGTCTCGTTCTACTGGTATTTGGATTGGTGTGCTCTATCTTGGCAGCAATTTTCCAACCGACCACTCCTGGAACTCCAGCATGGAGTCGTATTCATCTTGGTTGGCTTGCTCTTGCATTTTTGATAGCGGCTATTATTTTTGGAGGGATAAAGCTATGACAGAACAGGATACACCTGAACAACTAGTGACTCCTTATGTTGTTGATTCTACTAAAGTCGGTACGTCACTTGTAGCAATTGCCGGATCAATAAGTGCTTTGTCCGTAACGCTTTTGCCTACTACAACGGATAAAGATACTCAAATCTGTTTAACTGATGGTCCTGGAGGTCGTACTCTGTGGGCTGCAACGATTTCTGCATTGGCTTTCTTGTGGGAGCCAAGACCAGGAGTTGCGTTAACTCCTGGAGCAACTGGTCCAACTTTCCCAAGATCTCTTATGACTGGAGCAATCCCATTTGCTAATGGAATCTACGTGAAAAGCTGTCCAACTAACATCGCACTTTCAGTATCAGCATAATGCCTACTATTGCTGAAATTCTTGGTTCTAAACCTCCTCTTGGAGCAGCACTTGCGGCAGGTGTGATTGCCCTGTCGGTGGATCAAGAATTATCGTTTTCTTTATACAGGCGATATGTGTTTCCGTTAGATGGTATGGTCTATTGGTTGAAAGTACCATCTAGTGTTGGCAATGTCGCAACTCCTGGTATTCAAGTCAGACAAGGAGTATCTCAAACGCTAAAAAATGGAGAAGCTAGACAAGTTTCTCCTGGGAATTTAGGAGCGAATGATATAGTAGGTGGTAGAATAGTTAATCCATTATCAGCCAGCGACCAAGGGCTAGACGTAGCGGAACCTCTATTTGTAGATTTTACTGGTCCTGCATACTCTTACGTGACTGGGACTACTATTGAACTTCAACCCGGAGAAGGTATAGATATCCCGGCTAATTCTTTAACAGGGGCATGGGTTTGTTCTGCTACTGGAGGTCATAAATTCACATGTATTTTAGAAGAAGCTATTACTTCTGTAACTATGCCGACTGATGTGCAAGTCACAGGTTCTTTTCATTATGCTACAGAAATAGAACAAGAAGAAGATTCTACATATGATACTAATGAAGTGATTTTTACTTCTCTTTCGGAGGTTCAACCATTTAATCGGATAGGTCCTGATTTCATTTATATTTGTCATTATAATGAATTGACATTTGCGTTTTCTTCACGTGCTCGTTTGTATGAACAAGCTGATCTTTATCATTATCGTGGCCATGCTCTTTTTAGTAAGAGTGTAACTCAAGTTGTAGAGGATCCATCTAAATTCAATCCATCTTTGGTTGTTTCAAATTCTCTGCCAATCTGGCTTTATATGCCGATCTATGTGCCTCCATATCCTGGATTTACTTGTCCTTTTCCTTTGTATCCTTCTTATTTGGTTGATGACAATTTGCCTCCTCCGTTTGGTTCTGTACATATTGAGGAAACTACAACGTTAGAGATGAGTCCGTATTATGGACCACGATTACAATCTGCTAGTTTGTGCAGAGACCGTGTAAAGATTCATGTGTATGGTGCAGATAATGCTATGTCTGATGATTTTGTGGCTTTCGTCAGCCAATACTCTCGTGACTGGATGACTATAGGGTTTGCAAATAGTCCAAATGTGAAAGATGAAAAGGCCAAGCAATCTGAACTTCGTATTCTTTCTAAATACAAAACAATCGAATTTCTTGTTAACTATCTGCAAGGAACTAGTAGAGATATCGCACGGCAGTTTATCGAACATGCTGTAGTCCAGAATCAACTCCAGTGGATGACTGGGGATCAGATATAACTAGGAGGCTTCTATGCCACAGACAACTGTTCTTCCCGTCTACACAGCAGAATATCCAATTCTTGCTAAGGCCCAGAAACCGGGTGGAGTAACTGTTCTATCAGCAGTTGGTGCTGGTGATGTTCCGAACAAACCGACTATGTTCACAGCAACTATACAGGTTGCGTCTTTGGCAGTGGCTGAAGAAGCTGAAGCTTCAGTTGCTGAAGAAGAGGTAGTCGACGAATCTGTTGAAGAAACAGTTGAAGAGGTTGGGGAAGAGGCTGAGGAAGAAGAAAAAGACGATAATGGTGATCCCAAGCCTCGTCGTGCCAAGCCTCATCACCGTGGAAAATCTCGCCGATAAGAGCTTCTTGCTTTTATCACTGAATAAAGGAACGTGACCATGGCCGGTGTCCAGACTCAATTTAGCACGGATCCCAATGCGATTGTAACGGTTCACGTTTCAATCATTGAGGCTCCGACTCCGATTAACTATCAGCGTCAAGGGGCATTGGTGTCCTTTGGTGCAACGAATTTGGCTGTTGGAGCTACTACGCTGTTGACACAGCTTTCAGATCTCAATGCTCCTGTGGATCTGACAACGCCTGGATCTCCTTTGATACTGATGCAGCCTTTGGCAGTGTCTTCAGTTTCATGGGCAGCGGGAACGATTACTGTTCATACAACTAATCCAATTCCTAATGTTTCTATAGGTGATGTTCTTGGGTTTGTTATGAATGGGTTTGTTCCCATTGGTCCTGCTTATAATGGACTTCATACTTGCACAATTACTGGATCCAGTCAATTCACGTATAGCGACTCGCATACTACTGCTGATCCAGGAACTGTTACTACCAAAGGAACGATTGAATTTATGACTGCGATTGAATTGTCGCAGATGGCGACTACTTTCTTTGGTCAGGGTAATGAAGTTGGCGTGTGGGTGTTGGAGCTTGGCTATGACAACAATCCAGACAACAATGTCGCTGCTCTGGAAAATTGGCTTCAGCAGAACCCGTTGACAATTTACGGGTTCTTAATGCCACGGAGATTTGGTAGTGATCCATTTATTCTTGGCACTGCTGATGTTCCTTTGCCGTTTACGAATCTACTAAAACAGTTTGAAGCTCCTTCTAATACTATGGAGTATTTCTGGTTAACTGTGATTCCTAGCACTATGGATAATTTGTTTTTCGGTAAAAACACGGCATTGGGATCAACTTTTAAAGACGTTATCCAGATGGTTGAGGCTCCGGAATTGACTGATACCAACCTAATCTATGTTCCAGCTGTAGGAGTTGATCCGGCAAGGTATGAAATACCAAACTATTTGGATCCAAACGGTGAATTTACTTTGGCGGCGATGTTCTATAATGCCTTGGCTTATCGCCCATCTAATACGAACAGAATTTCACCAATGGCATTCAAGTTCCTCTACGGAGTTACAAAGTATCCACAGAAGAACAATGGTCCGTTGCTCAGATCTTTCAAAGCCGCAGCCACGAACTATGTTTCGACCGGTGCGGAAGGTGGCATTTCCTTCACCATGGTTTATGAAGGAGTTACGCTTGACCATCATGATTACTTCAATTGGTGGTACACGATAGATTGGGTGCAGATTGAAGTAAACTTGAATCTCAGCAATGCTATTATCAACGGATCTAACAACCCATTGGCTCCGTTGTATTATAACCAGGATGGAATCAATTACCTAGAAACAATACTTCTCGACACAATGCAGGATGCTCAGACTTTTGGGATGATCCTGGGTAAAATCCAGATGACCCAGTTTGATGGCCCTGATCTATCGGCGGCCATAAACAGTGGAACTTTTGCAGGTCAATGCGACGTGAATGCAGTCCCATTCCTCAATTATACACTAGCGAATCCTGGTGACTATAAAATCGGGGAATATGATGGGCTCTCAACTCTATTCATCCCGGCGCGTGGCTTCATACACATTCTTGTAAATGTGGTAGTCACAGACCTTGTCTCACTCTAGGAGGGTAGCCCATGGCCTTTCAATTTACTCCCCCCGGCGTCCTGAATCGTCTCCGGGCTTCAGTAGTCTGGGCGAAATTTCCAGAACTCAACGTCACATCGAATTTTCTGACAACTGAAGGAATTCGATTGGCGTTGGAAGGAAACGCTACTGATCTGCTCCCGGCTATGGTCAGCTTGGTGAGTAGTCCGGCTCCTTATCTCGCTGCGTCAATAACCATGTCTATTGTTCGTAGTTCTTCGCTTGCAGCACTCTATAAGCAGCAAATCGAGAACATAACTCTTATGGATCTTGCGACCATTTTTCCGGATACAGATGTCCTAAATCCATTTATTCTTAATAACGTTGCACTGGAAAGTGTTCGGGAAATGGCTTTTGCCGGAATGGAAGCAGCTATGGTTGTCACAGCAAGAGGATACTACAACGTAAACACTGGATTCTTCGGAACTTAACGTGAGCCTGAAGGGAGGAACGTATGGCGAATATCACCTTGAATAGGAAATTGAATCTTGTTCTTAGTGTAGATACCGAAAAAGGGCCTGTTCATATTCACTCTACTCCTATAGGAAGAGAAGTATTCGAAGATAATTATCTTGTCATATCACGAGCATTTACCCAAGTCTACACTCATGGACTTGGTCCAGTCACAGGGCCGCGCGTAGCGGCTCTTTTGTTACGCGATGAAGCCAAGAAACTTGGCGTTTGGGAACAAACTCAGCAATCTTTGATAGCAGAAATTTACCGATTGACCAATGTAGTCGCTCCTGGTGAAAATGGTTGGGAACAATATCCATTTAATGTGGCCAAGCAACGTGGAATCTTGGATTCAGATACAGCAGCAGAAGTGGAAAATTGTATCATATATTTTACATGCGCCTCGTCGGTTCATCTGAGGGCGGAATTGACGGTGGCGCTGGAAGGATTGAGCACTCTTTGGGGCGCGCAAACTACGTTATTGAATGTTACGGAATATCAACGTTCCTTGCCGATTTGGACACCGGAAGAGACTATTGGCGAGAGTCTGAAAACGGCCGTGAGTCAATAATTCATAGCTGTTTGACGTGGTTAATAGAAGAAGGATTTAGTGAATTCTTTGATCAATTTGAAATAGCGTGGCCACATTCTAGTCGTTTACAGTGGCAGCAGCGATATATGATCGCTATGTGGAAATCCTAAATGCCTGTTCTAAAGATATCTATTCCTACGAGTTTTATAGATTCCATGAAGAAATTCATGGATATGATTGATAAGACTCAAGGAGTAGTAAACCAAATTAAGAAGATCCAAACCAGGACAATTGTACCAACGACAGTAGTTCCTTCTAGCAATCCTACTCTACAAGTTCAAGGGTTTGTAAATCGACTTCCTTCTTTATTTCATAAATTTAAATCTACGATTGAAAGATTTATTGATCGTATGCTTATAATGCTAGGACCAAAGGCCAGAAGTTTTCTGCGAACAATGGTAATGCCGAATTATATATTTTCAGGTGTCAATTCTCTTACGAAATTAGCCGGGTCGATGAGTGCTGGACGTTTTGCTATGCTTTTTAGATTTGGAGGAGTGCCTGTAGCAGTCATTGCAGTGGTGAAATGGATTTATGATAAATCTATATTGTTAATGGAAACATTACAAAAGGATCGGATTCAAGCGATATTAATGGGGACAACAGTTGGTGGATTACGTGCATTTCGTACAGCTTTTTGGATGTTGCCTGAAGACCCATTACTCGCGAATGTGATGGGTATACTCAAAGGTTATTCAGTTTCTGCACAAGCTTTACAGATATACGGAACTTTAGGGGTTCAGCGTGATATTGATACTGTAGAAGGTATGATTCAAGTTCTAATTAAAGCACAAGAATTTTTGCGTCGATTCCCTGGTCAAGAAAATCAAGCCGCACGCGAATTTGGAGTACCGTTAAGTCCAGCAACTCTAGCAGCTTTGAGAGATCCACGAATAACTCCTCAAGAATTAAAAAGAGCAGCAGCACGTGAACTTGCTTTGCGAGGACGGTTAGGATTAACACAACAAGAGGAAGAAGATACAGTTAATTTTTTGAACGCTAAACTAATCCTGTTCGAAAGTGCAAAAGCTGAATTTTTGAAATCAATAGCAAATTCTGGCTTGGCCGATGCTTTAATAAAGATATCTGATGGATTAACTCGATGGCTAAAATCATTTGAAGCAGTAAAAGATAAGAAACAGCCGGGGCCAGTGGATCCGTCTAGGAAGGACAAAAGAAGTGATGTTATAGAAGATTTTAAGAAGCAACTCGCAGATTTAGATAAATATATACAGGATAAAACTCGTATAATGCAGGATCAAATTGCTCGTTTTTCTAGTAGAGCTGGAGGTTTTGCTATTATCAGTTCTGCTGCTGCTGCGGGGATTGAAACAGGAGGAATTTCAGGACGAGTTAGAGGTAGAGCCATAGCAACTGGTCGTGCTGGAGTAAGTGGAGCTAGAGGTGGTGGAGCTAGAGGAGCAAGAGATGGAGGTCCTCTATTAGGCCAAGAACCTCGTATTTCTGTACCAGTGAACAAACAAGCGACTGTAAGTTCTGTTGTTGATGAATGGCGCAAGGCCGGGATGTCTGATACTGGAATTGCGGGATTGTTGGCGAATATAAATGAGGAATCTAGATTTAATCCAACGTTGAGACATCCTGATCAACCTCGTTGGGGAGGTGAAGCTCATTTTGCTCATGGATTGTATCAAGAAGGTGGGCAAGAGTGGTTGAATTATGAAAAATGGTTAAGTCAAAATTATCCTGGTGCAGATTGGCGAGATCCTCGTCTACAAAGTCAATTTGCTGCGTGGAATTTGAAAACTAATTATCGAAATACTTGGGATGCAATGAATCGTGGAACTAAGGAACAAGCTGGAATAGCGTATGCTTCAGGTTATTTGAAACCGGCACAACAATATCTTAATTCACGCATCAATAAATTTAGCAGAGGAATCCCTGATCTTAAAAATTATACTCTTAGTCCTAATGTAGAAGTACTTCCTCCTATTCATGATCCTAATATTATGACTGTTCCTGCTGCTCCTGTTCGTACTTTTATTCCTCCAGATATTCCTGCTGGCATGGGACCAACGGTAGCTGATAGGCTTAAAAATGAAGGTGTTACTCTACCATCGGCAGTCGATGCTAAGATTAGAAAAGGGGAACAGCTTACTCAAGGTGACTTACAATCTATTCCTAAGGACCAGTTAGAAAAAACTAATTCTTTAGTCACTGGTATGGGCAGACCACCTTTGTATAAAGATACACCAGCTCCAGCTCCTACTACCCCTGCTACTGGAACTAAGACGATGTTATTTCTACATGGGATGAAATCACGTTATGGTGATAAATCCCCTGCTGAAATCGAAGCATCAGCACGAAAGTATGCAGCCGCGAATGGTTACAAATTAGAAGTAATGGATGTATCAGGAGATGATTCGCAAGGTCAATTAGCGGCAGCACGAGCTCGGTTGCAACAGGGTGGAGTTGATGCGGTTTATGGATTTTCTCAAGGTGGTTATGCAGCCAATCACTTACGTGAAGAATTTCCAGGTCTCAAATATACTATCACAGGCGCACCTGGAGTAGATGGTAACATCGCCTTACCGGGTGTGAAACATATGGATCTACCAGGAGCACTTGCTGCTCCAGTACCTGTTAAACGGGGACCGGGTCAATGGTCCGATCTACCAGTTCAACCGGGGAAAGAAGGAAGATGGAATCCAGGACCTGTTGATCCACGTTTACGAGAAATTATGTCTGGTGCAAAAGATCGTTTTGAGGCTGCACATCCCGGTTACACTGTTGTAGGTTCGTCTGGACTTCGGACTACTAATGATCCACATGGTCGGGCTCATGCTTTAGATGTGCATATTCGTGATCCACAGGGGAACATAATTAATCCTTATGGACAAGATACCACTGGACTTTATAGAGAATTAGCAGTTCATGCTCGTCGTGAAATGCTTGTACGTCATCCAGAATTACAACACGCCTTCAATTGGGGAGGTTTCTTTAATGCTAGTGGAGGTCCAGGTATAGCTGATCCAGCGACAGGGGCAAATCGTTCTGATCTTGAACATTTTGATATAGAGGGTGAACGGTCTAATCGTGGACCTTCCATGGAAAGATTGTTAAAACAGTTAGATAATCCTTTAGTTAAAGACGTAAATATTAAGAAAGAAGAATCACCACTTCCGAGTAATACTTTAGATGAACCTAATCTATTAGACCCAACTCCGATGTCTACAAAACCAAAAGAGGATGAACCAAAAAAGGATGACCCTCCACAACATCCAGAGGAAAAACACGGCAGTCTAACACATCCTGCTCTTAAAGAAGCAAAAATCAATAATAGATCAGATGCTAAAGTAGATATTAAATGGAATGGTTCTGCCGGGAGTAATCTTTCCGATACACAGACTGCATCCCCAATGCGCCGCCGTGGTACTCCGATTTATGATCCTTGGTCAAAACAAGCAAATCTATTGTCCCCAAAATCAATGATAACAACTCCACCTCCTGAGCTTGATAAACACGAAGAAAAACCCGATCCCATCCCGGTTAATGCGTTAGCTTTTACAAGAGCAATTGGTCGAACAGAAACAGATTTCAAGCGTAGTGAAGCTTATAGTGAACGATATAATCAACCTGGAAATAATCGGAATATTGGGAGATTAGGGTCTACTGGAGCAGATTATGGATACTATCAAATGAATCCCAAGGATGTGGATTTTGCTACTAATCAATTAGGAATGTCTCGTGATACAGCTCAACATCTTACTGGAGGACCTAACCACGAAAGCACTTTAGAAGAACAAACCGGTGCGGTTGCAGAATACATTAAGCGTCGTTGGCCAACTCAGTATAAAGATTTGATAGAAAAGAATGATTTTCATAAGATGTTAGAAGCTACTAGAGGTACTTGGTTTGGATTGGCTAATCCACCAAAAGGCCGTCCAGCAGATGCCTTGGCTGAATTTCAGAGAGTACGAGACGCTGCTCGTGTGAATGCGGCTGCTGTGATGGGAGGTCCATCACTGTAATGCGATATTATGATATTCAATTGGCTGGAGGAGGAGCCGCTGGAGGAGCGTTTGGTTCAGGATGGAGTTCGCATCCTGGTGGAAGTAATACTCCAGATCCTGGAGCACAAGAAGTATTAATGAATTTAGAAGTTTATAATGCTACGAATGATCCACAGAATTCAATGGCGGCAAGTGATCAGTCTACCTTGGAAATTAAAGGAGTGAGTTGGGAACAGATCAAACATTCAAATGATCTTGTTGGCACTCCAATTAAAATATTTGGAGGTATGAAACCTGGACCTGAATTAGCTACTGCTCAATCCAGGAATGCTGGTCAGTTGTGTTCAGGAACTATTTTTAGGACTTGGGGTAATTGGGTTGGAACTGAAATGTCTCTTGGTATGTCTTTTATAGCTTCATCACCTAGTACGAATACTGGAGTTGGTAGTCAAGGTCAATTTGGTGATACATCTTCTGGTGATGGGAGTAGTGCTGCTCCTGCTGCTCAAGCCACTACAGAGGATGCACGAAACTTTCGTGTAAATCGCACTGGGTTTCGATCTTTAGATAGAAGAAATTTTGCACAAGGAAGATCACCTGTTGTTAATCCACTAGATGGTGGAGGTGACTTTGGTATAGGAACTTTAGTAGGAGGTTTGAGTTCTGGATTATCTGGTGTTGGTGGTATGCTTTCTTCATTATTAGGAGGTGGATTCCCTGGTCTTACTAAACCATTGAATATTATTCATGATTTACAAGAAAATCAATCATTAGCAAGTGCAATTCAAAAAACATTATCGACTGCTTTCCCTAATTTAAAAATGAAAATCGCTGTTTCACCACAATTGAAACTGAATTACCAAGATTCTGGTGTTTATCAAAATTTAGAACAATATGCTGCTTATATTTTGAATCTTAGTAGATCTATTAAAGGAGCTAAAAATTATCTTGGTGTCCATATGTCTGTTAATAATGGAACGATGAATATATGGGATGGTACTGGTTTTTCAGCAAGTACTAATCTTAGTGCTATAGATTTAATAGGTCAACCAACATGGATTAATGTTAATGTAGTTGAAGTGAAAGTTGTCATGCGCGCTCATTTGAGTCTTGGTGACGAAATAAAAATTCCATCTGGAACATTGATAAATTTTGCAGGAGCAACAGCAATTATTGGTGGTCTACAAACGTCTAAACAAAGATCTAATGTAACTTTTGAAGACATTCCTATTAAGATTACTAAGATTACTCACATAGGTGATTTTAGAAATCCTGATGGGAATTACTGGTGTACGGTCATTCAGGGGTTAGCTTCTAACCCACCTGAAGTTCCTGTGTTCACAATTCCTACTACAGTTGGTCTTGGGATGATACCTCCAATAAATAACAATGCAGAACCATCAGGAGATGTGACAATAGGAACTCCTACTATCACTGTTCCTCCTGATCCTAATAAACCTGAACCACAAATTGCTCCTCAATTCGGCAGTATATTCAAGCGTAGTGCTCGGAGACATTGATGGCTAAGACTGTTACTTTAACAGTTCAAGTAGACGACGCACAGTTTCAGGCGTTCACTAAGAATTTTGACGCATTTGTGTTGAAAGTTCAAAGTCTAACAACTTCATTTAATACTATCCAAACATCCATCACAAACACGACAAAATCTGCTCAAACTCTTAATACCACTTTGAGTTCATTGTTATCTTCATCTAATAGACTTCATACTTCCATTACAGGCATTACTCATCAATTTGGTAGATGGGCTACCTTGATTGGTGGGACGGTAATGATGCTCGGCGGTGGAGCCGGGATGTTTGGTTTAGATCGATTGCTGAATTCTTTTATTCAACGTCAACGTCAAGCTTTGGGAATGGGAGGATCTTACCAACAAACTTTGGCGGGACAGGTTGCTGGCCAACAATTCCCTGGAAATGTTGCAGCTCAGATTTCTAATATTACTGACGCATTGCATGATCCATCAAAACCAGGGTACAAGACTTTTAGTATCTTGGGTATTGATACAAGAAACAAGACTCCAGAACAGATTCGTAGAGAACTGCTAAGGAAAGGAGCTGATTATATAGGAGCTCAGCGACCAGAAACTGCATTGATGACAGCTGGTCAAATTGGTTTTACTTCCTTAATGGGTGAAGATAAAGTTAGAAGTATGCTTACCCCAGAAGGAAGACGTGCTGCTCATAAAGAAGCTGCATTAAGTGAAAGACTAGAGAAAGAAATTCCTAAAGTAACCCAGGAGGAACAAGATAAACTTGATAAATTATTTGAATCATGGACTACTTTCACAGCGACATTTAAAGCAGATCTATTGAAAATGTTGTCACAATTAGCTCCATTTCTTACTGGAGTTTCTAATGTAGCTACTAGGATGTTGCCGAAATCTTTTGCCGATTGGTTGACAATTTTTAATCCACCTGCTTATCTTGTTAAAAAAGGAGCAGAAGCAACACTAGATTACTTTGGAATTGGCGATTTTAAAAAGAACATGGATGATATTAGTAAGACTACAGGAGAATTGGTCGATAAACTCAACACTATTCTAAAGTTTTTGTCTCCTGTCAGTCCTGCTCAAGGAGCAGAAGCTCCAGGTGGATCGTTTGGGCCTGCTCCTTCTTTCGCGGCTCCTGGGTCTTCACCTTCACCACCTGCGGCCATAACTCCTGGCTCAACATCTGCTCCTGCTTCTCCTGCTTCTTCATTTACGCTTCCTTCTCGAGGAAATCTAATTCCATCTAAGAGTGCTGATTTTATTAATTCATTTGCAGTTCCTAAAGCGTATGGTTCTGCACGGTCAACTACAAAAGCTGGTCCTAGTTCTGCTCCATGGATGAGTAGTCCTGATTATGGATCACAGGCACCATTGTCTCCTTCGTTTACACCTGGAGGGCCTCCATTATCATCCGGTAAACAGGGATCTTTAAGAAGCAATCAATTCGCTGTTAATAGAGCAGCTCCCGGTAAAGGTGGTCTGAACAGTATGTTTGCTCAGTATAATCATTCTTTATTGGCCAGTTTAAATACTCCTGGTGGACCAATGGGACGTCCTGGACCATTGGATATGGAGCAATGGCAAATGGGACGTACAGCCAGTATTCATGTTCATAATGAACATCCAAGTATTCGTATGGAAATAGCAGGAATGGGTTGATGTATGCCTGCATCTAATACTCATGCCCAACTTCGATATCAAATAAGTCCGATTATTTTAACCGGAGGGATTGCTTCTCAGGTGCCTTCGTCTATGTTTCCGATTATTAACTTATTTTCTCAAGGTTCTGCTTTGAATTTACCTTATGACATTAATAATCTAGATGATGCGTTTGGTGCTTTTAATGTCGTTCCTGGAGGACAGCTTGTTCTTCAACAAATAGGTAAGTATCCATTTGCTAATCAGTCCATAGCTGCCAATGCAGTGATAAGAGAACCATTGACATTGTCAGTTTTAATGGATACTCCTATGCGAAAAAAAGGTAATGGATGGGATTATAAGCTTCATACGTTTTCAATGTTAAAATCTACACTAGACAGACATAACAATTTAGGAGGAACGTATACTGTTGTAACTCCAGCATTCGTATATGAAAATCTTGTTATGACAGCTTTAACTGATATTTCACGGTCAGCTAATCCATTGCCACAGAATGCTTGGCGATTTGATTTTGAGCAACCTCTTGTTACTCTTTCTGGTTTATCTGGGGCGTTGAATAGCCTCACAAGTAAACTGGCTCAAGGATTACCAACATCAGGAGCGTTTACAGGGACTCAAGTTGGAGCACAAACTGCTCAGCCACAACAAATGACAGGAACATTTAAGATAACCGGAGCTCTTGCAGGAGGACCTCCGTCTATAGCCACCGATCCTGCGATGTCACGAAATGCTTTTAATTATCCAGCATCAGCTCCATCTGGAAGATTTAGTCTTGGTGGGATAGCGTGACAACAATAATTCCATTTATTCCCTCGAATATAGCGACTCCTACCATTCCTATGAATTTAGATGGATTAGATTATAATGTGACAGTAACTTGGAATGTATCTGCACAACGATATTATATCAATGTTTATGATCAAAATGGAGAATGGATAATTACAGTTCCACTTGTTTCTAGTCCACCAGCTCGTAGTGTTAAGAAGGTTGTTTATGATCCATTTCTAAATCTTGTTATTGTTCAAATGACAGATCCAACGTCATGGCCTGTTCCATTATCTTCTGCAGGATTAGCAACACCTCCTGGTACGATTATAGATTATACTCTATTAGGATTTAATCCTAATACATATAACGGGAAATTTAGATGTCTTCATCTCGACAGTTCGACGTTTACATTTCCTATATCCACTAATCCTGGTCCTGTTACTTTTCTAGGAACAATTAGTCGGATGTTAAATATGATTGAACCTTTGTTTATCACATCATCATTAGTGTACCGCAACAGTTCATTCGAAATTAATCCGTGAGATAACACATGCGTTATGATTCAATGAAGCATCCATTTCCTCATCGTATGGGGATATGGTCTACTAGAAAGACTAATGACTCACAAGAGAGTCAACCTAAATCTATGCCATGCCACGTTGTTAAGGTAGAAAAGGATTTTGTCTACGTACAATTTGAAACTAATAACAGTATCTTCACAATGCCAACAGTGAAGATGACGCAAGGGTTCAGTCGTTTTGGCCGTGAACCAACACAGAAAGGTGACAAAGGATACGCTGTTCCAGGTGGTTATTACATGGGAGGTGTGAGTGCATACGCTGGAGGGAATACAAGTTTCTATCCTCGTGCTAATCTATCCACCCTCAGTTTTCAACCGGTAGCCAATCTTAAAGCTCCAAAACGTGATTATGATCAACACCATGAAACTGGCGGTCCTAACGGTTGGGTCGTCAAAACCATGGAAAAACAACAAGAAGAAAACACACAAGGAAGTCAGTCACCATCAACTGGGAATGGTGGCAGTTCAGGAAATGGAAGCGGCAGCAGTCCATCCCCGGCTATGTTGCGAACACAGATGCGTTTAATGGAACAAAGAAATTTTATGGCTGCACGAGGTATGTTGAGCAAAGGCTTAACTGATGTGATTAGTGGTTCTAGCGGTGGTCTAGGTGGAACTGGAACTAATGGAACCAGTGGCAGTGGAAGTGATAGTAGTCAACAACAAGATGATAAAACTCAATTTAGTTTTGATAAAGATGGGTTGGCAACAATTCAAAGCAAAGATGCTAAACATCTTATTACTGTAGATGGAAAGAATAAACAGATTACACTTCAAGTTCCTAACGATGAAACTATTTATGTAGGTGGAGACGGAAAAACAGGGAAATACGCGAAACTTGTCACAACCGGTGGTCCGGTTATTAATGCTCAGGGACGCATTGGATGAGTAGAGTTTATGGTAGAACCCAAGATGTTCTCAGTGGGAAAAAGACGTGGTGGACTGTCACTACCGATCAAGATGGGTTTAATGATTCTGTTAATATTACTTGGTTAGCTCAAGTCTGTAAACTGAATTTAGGTGAAAGTCCATTTTTTGCTGACTGGGGAATTCCTGCCCATGAATCTGTTATAACACAGATATATCCTGATTTGTATATGATACGAATTCAGCAACGATTTGCTCAGTATTTTGCGTCACTTCTTTTGACACTGGCCCCTATAACTCAAGGATCAGCAGAGAGTTTTGCTGCTGGACAAGATGGGGCTCCTGCTCCTAATTACAATATCAGCGTGTTAACGAATTATGGGTCTAGAGTAGGTATTCGAGTAAGACCAGACTATCCTCAAGAGCAACCGATATAGGTCATGGCAGTACTCCCATTAGTAATGACTCCTCAAGGACTGCAACCAGCATCTCCAGCAGATCTGCGAGCAGCGTTGGTCGCACTCGTAGCAGCAACGAATCCTGATTATACTGCTAATCTACCTGGGACATTAATTGAAGATATCGCCAGTACTGACACGTTTGCTCTTGTTGAAAGTGATAGTTTCCTTGTAGATCTAGTAAACTCTGTTACTCCATTGGGAGCTAATCCATATTTGCTGAATCAGCTCGGTATTTTATATGGAGTTGACAAACAACCAATTACGAATACTTCGGTCTATGTGGTTTTCTTTGGTCCTCCCGGTTATGTAATCTCGCAAGGATTTGTTGTTTCTGATGGCACCTATCAGTATATATGTCAAACTGGTGGAATTTGTGATATTAATGGATCTACCTTACCAATTTATGCTCTAGCTACTATTGCTGGATCATGGGCCGTCTTGCCTAATACTGTCATAGAAATGATAACTTCAGTTCCTGCTGATATTCCTCTTAGTGTATCAAATCCTGTGGCTGGCATTCCATCATTAACTGGTGAACCTATTAGCGTGTTCCGTGAACGCTGCTGGACTGCTGGACTTGCAGCCTCTACCGGGATGGGTCGCTACCTGAAAACTATCGTTGGAAATATCCCCGGTGTTGTCAACCGGTTGATATCTGTCCAAACTGTAGACAACCAATTCGTTGTAATTGTCGGTGGAGGTGACCCTTATCAAGTTGCTTATGGAATTTGGACTGCTGATTTTTACACTCCTGGACTTACTGGAGCGATTATAAGGATAGCCGGAATATCGAATACAAATCCCATTACTATTACAACGAATAATAACCATAATCTGTTAACAGGAGATGTGGAACTAATTACTGAAATAGAAGGCGGAATGGATATATTGAATAACCAGCAATATCCAATAACCGTGACTGGTGATCAAACATTCACAATTCCAGTTGATGGTACTTCTTTAGGAACTTATCAAGGCGGAGGTGTAATTTCACCTAATCCAATTAACGCATATGTCTCTGTTTCTGATTTTCCTGACACTTACGTAATCCCATTTGTTATTCCTCCACAAGAACTTGTGACTATGACGATCACATGGTTTACAGATTCTCCAAATTATGTTTCTCCTGACGCCATTGCTCAAGCAGTAGCTCCAGCGATTATAGATTATATCAACTCATTACCGGCAGGAACAACACCAATCAATCTCAATGTGCTGAATAAAGTATTTTTAGATGCTACATCAACGATTATGGTTGGAGAATTCATCATAGATTTAGAATTTGCTATTTCGATTAATGGAGTTGGTCGGTTTCCATCTGCTGGAACACAGGTTATTTTTGGTGATCCTTACAGTTATTTCTTTGTTGAAAGTAATGGTGTTATCGTGATAAAAGGTGGACTGTGAGTCCTCAGTTAATAGCCCTTGAACCTGGATTAATATCCCAGGTTATAGTAGGAGGAGTGTCGGTCCAGGTTGCTGATGCAACTATGGGGTCGAATGGTGGAGTAATTATAAATCCACTATCTTCTATTGATCAAGGGCTTGGTGTTGCAGAATCTCTGTATGTAAGTTTTTCAAGTCCAGTTACACTTTCTACTGGTCTCGGAACTACTGAACTTCTTCCTGGTCAGTGGTTTAAAGTTCCACCGAATACAGATGTTTGGGTAAACGCGGCGTCTTCAGGTCATTTATTTACTTCGTTCTTTTCTACTCCGTTTACACCAGATTATCCGCCTACAGTAGTTCCCGGTCAACCGGGAAGTGGTCTCGCAGCATTAGCAGCAGAACCGGGGTCTAAACCATTTCCATCATCTACGGTGACGGGATTAACGACAGTAATCCCATCGTATTTGTACCAGGAATATTCTGACGATGATGATTTACAAGGATTTGTTGCTGCTATTAATACGAAGCAACAAGACTTTGTGGATACTTTTAATGCTCTTAATCTTCCTATTTATACTGGTCCCATAGTCCAGGGAGCTTTGCTAGATTGGGTTGCGCGTGGCTTATACGGAATGGCTCGTCCTGAGCTTGATACCGGTAAGCCGGATTTAATGGGACCATTGAATACCTACGGACCGAATTGGTTGGTTCCTATGTGGGATCTTCCAATTGATTTTGCTGTAGCAGGAAAATTTGGACTTAACATCATTACTTTGAATGGTCCAGAAGATGTAGTTATTACGAATGATGACATCTATCGTAGAATTCTTACTTGGCATTTCTATAAGGGTGATGGGAATTATTTCAGTACTCGTTGGCTAAAACGGCGTATTTGGAGATTCTTGTATGGGAAAGACGGTAAGTCACCAGAATCTGTTGATTGGTGGCCGAATGACAATTCAATAGCTGATACTGAACAGATTAGTGTAACTTTGGGTGTGGACAGAAATGTGACGATACGGTTTGTTTTAGGAAAACGAACCGTGACTGGTGGAGCATTGCCGAATTATTTAGGATGTAATGGCTTTAATCCAGCATTCGGTGTTGTACCTCCCTGGACAATAGGAGCAAATAATCCTCCTGGTATTACAATGAATGACCTAGAAGGGCCTTATGTTCCTTATCCACCACTTCCTTATATGCAGATCTTTAAGAAGGCTCTAGACTCTGGTGTGTTGGAAGTCCCATATCAGTACAACTTTACTTGCCATATCGGCTAAGTCACATCGGGTGAATGACCATGACAATCCTATTCAGTAATAATGCTTCTACCACAGTTGCAGGAAGCATTACTCCGACAAGTACAACTGTGAACATTGCTCCGGGAACAGGGATTGAATTTCCCAACCCTATTAATCCTGGTGACTTTTTTGTTGCCACTTTTTATGATCAAGCAACCAAGACAGTAAACGAAATTGTTCATGTCACACACAGAGCTGGTGATACTTGTACTATTGTTCGTGGCCAAGAAGGAACAACACCTCAAGCATGGAATTCTGGTGATATATTTGCTAATCTTATTACTGCTCAAACACTGGCGTCTTTCCTTCAATCTGCTGCTCCTGCCGCAAGCACCACAGATATTTATACTGGAATAGACACGTCTTCAAATAATACTCTAATTGTTGCGAATACAACTCCCGTCCCTGCTAGTCTGCAGATAGGGATGTTGTTTGTTATTAAGATGTTAAATACGAAATTTCCTCCTGTGACTAGTGCTGGTCCTCCTCCTGTTCTTGGTCCCATCAACATGCAGTTGAATGGTGGAACAGGAATAGCTGTTAAAAGAGCTGATGGATCAGACTTTATTGGAGGTGAATTAGTAGGTACTGAAGAATTTATTTTTATCTATAATGGAACTCATTTCACGTCTACAATAATGAACGTCCCTGAGCGTCCTCCACAGAATATATTCTATGTTAATGGAACATTTGGAAATGATTATAACAGTGGGCTTTCTGATAATGGAACATCTACTACTCAAGCATTTAAGACTCCTCAGGGTGCTATTAACAGAATTAAAGAACGTTATATTTCAAGCACACAAATCACAATCAGAGTTGCAGATGCAACTTATATAGGAGGTTGGTCTGATAACGAAAATTATATTGCCTCATGGAATTTCGTAGGGAATACTGCTAATCCTCAAAACTGTATAATTGACGCTACGAGTACGAATCCTACTGATTACCAACCAGGAGCAGAAGGAGGATCCTGTGTTGCTTCATTAGGAACTGCTCAGATGACAGTTCAAGGGTTTACGTTTAAATCATACTATTGGAATCTTGTTACAAGAGATGGAGGTAATATTCTAGCGATAGGGAATAATTATACTGGGAGTACGGCTGGACAAGGCTGTATTGCTGCTTCGAGAGGTGGACATATTGGCTTGAGTGGAGTCAATAAGTATACTTCTTCACTTTCTGTTAATGCTGTCTTTACAGCTCAAGAAGCAGGAGTTCTAAACATAGGAGGTCACAACGTGTTCGCAACTAATTCATTCAGCATGGCAGTTAGTGGAGGTGGTGCTTGTCCTGGTGGAGTTGCTTCTGCTTCATCTGGAGGTGTCATTGCTATTGATAATTCGGTAGTTACTTTCACTGGAGGACTGCTAACTGGACCAGACTTTTTAGCTCAAACGGCAGGTGGGGTTCTCTTTAATGGTGGGTCTGGTATTCTTCCTGGTACTTCACCCGGTTCTGCCATAGCACCAGGATACACAGCCGGATAATAGGAGAAACACATGTCTACTCCAACTGTTGGACTAGCCACTCAAACAGCAGCCACTCCTGGCATTCCGGTTAATGCCATCGCTTCAAATCAGTCCGGCGGGTATATCGTGAACCCGCTTTCTGCTGCTGACCAAGGACTTACATCAGCGGAAATCCTCTTTGTTAATCAGGTTGCTCCTAGCGATGTTCAAGCTAATGGGACAACCATAGCTCTTCAACCGGGACAGTCTTATACGGTAATCCCGAACACGACAACTCCTGTTTCTGTTGCTTCATTAAGCGCCAATCACAAGTTCACCGCTGTCCAATGGCCATAAGATGACTGATGAAACAGCTCCGCGAGAAGCGGTATTAGGATCTGGGGCTGGCGGCCCACTAACGCCTCCAACTCCTTGGGTCCAATTTCCCGGTTATCTAGGATATTCCGGGGGTGTAGTTGTTGGAGGAGGAACGTACAAAGGACCTGGAACATTCAATTGCGCTGCGATGTATGTTAATGGACAGCTTGTTGATCCTACTAAGTTTGTTCCAGTAACTGGTGGGACATTAACTGGTCCATTAACATTAGGGACTGATCCAGTTAACCCTTATGACGCATCAACTAAAAAATATATTGACAGTCAAATCACTGTTGTTAATGCATCTGTGAGTGCTAATTATTTTCCTTATTCAGGTGGGACATTAACCGGTCCATTAGCGTTGTCAGCAGATCCAACCACAGCACTTCAAGCGGCGACGAAACAGTATGTAGATAACAGAACTGGATCTGTCATTACTATTGCAGATGCTCCTAGCACTGGAACAACTTATGGCCGAAATAATGCGGCCTGGACCAATATCGTTGATGCAGGAACATACTGATGCCTAATATCCTTAGAATTCTTCGTTCTATAACCCCTGGTAGTCGCCCCACTGGAAAGACATATGGTGAACCATATGTTAATTTTGGTGACAACCAATTAGGAGTTTTTGATTCTAGTAACGTAGCACGAGATTTGATTGGCTATCCTGTATTTTCAGCTTCTGCTACTTATACTGCTGGACAAGCAGCTAGTCATAATGGTATTCCTTATGTTGCTAAAGGAGCAGTTGCTCCTGGAGCGTGGAATCTGGCTCAATGGCAGCTTATCAGTGGATTATCAACTACAGCGAACATTACACTTGAAGTCTCTCTTGCTGCAAATCAAACAGGAAATATAGCGGCAGCGTGGAATACTATTTTATACGACACAAAAATTACTGATTTGCAGAATTCTTACAATCCGGCTACAGGATTATTTACTCCTAATATTGCAGGAGTTTATTCGGTCAGTGCTTCTGTTGGTTTGCCGGGAGCTTCTGGAGTATCATTAGGATGTGCTATTGTCAAAAATGGGGCGATATCAGGGGCAGAAGGTCAAGCTACCAGGATTGTAAATGGAGCAACTACAAATCCAACGACGATAGCTGCATCTGCATTGATTTATTGTAACGGAACAACTGATACTATTTCAGCAATGGCGTGGATTCCAGCAGGAGGAAGCAATATCCTCAGCACTGCGAATGCTGGAGCCACGGTTAATATGATTGCAGTGCTCCAACAAACTGGAGCACAAGGTCCTATTGGTCCGGCTGGAGCAACTGGTCTTCAAGGTCCTATCGGAGTATCAGGATCAGTTGGTGCTTCTGGTACTGGTCCGGCTGGTGCGACAGGATCAACTGGTCTAACAGGAGCAACTGGAGCAACTGGTCCTGCTGGAGCGACTGGACCTACTGGATCAGGATCAATTGGTCCACAAGGTGTTGCTGGTGCTACCGGTCCCTCTGGTCCATCAGGCCCAACCGGAGCGACTGGCGTTATTGGTCCTCAAGGTCCTGTTGGCCCTGCTGGAGCGACTGGAGCAGGAGCAACTGGCGTGACTGGACCTGTTGGTCCTCAAGGTTCTATTGGAGCAACAGGAGCCACTGGATCAGGAGCAACGGGCGCGACTGGCCCAATTGGTCCTCAAGGAAATATAGGTTCATCTGGTCCTAGTGGTCCGTCAGGCCCAATTGGAACTACAGGAGTTAGTGGTCCACAGGGACCAATAGGAGCAACCGGAACTGGACCGACTGGACCGACTGGTCCTACAGGGGCTACAGGATCAACAGGTCTTACCGGGGCAACAGGAACTGGACCTACAGGGCCGACAGGGCCAACTGGAGCGACAGGGCCAACAGGCGCGACAGGACTTACCGGAGCAACTGGAACTGGACCAACTGGACCAACTGGAGCTACTGGTCCAACAGGAGCCACAGGAGCTTCAGGTCCAGTAGGAGCTTCAGGCACTGGACCAACGGGTCCGGCTGGTGCAACTGGACCCACTGGTCCACAAGGAGTTATTGGGTCAACAGGAATAACAGGAGGAACTGGTCCTGCTGGAGCAACTGGTACAGTTGGACCGCAAGGGCCAATAGGAGCGACCGGTCCTGCTGGAACAACTGGTCCTGCTGGAGCTACTGGAGTTAGTGGTCCTCAAGGTCCCATAGGAGCATCTGGTACTGGTCCTGCTGGAGCAACTGGTCCCACAGGAGCAACTGGTCCCACAGGAGCATCAGGAGCATCTGGCGTTAAAGGAACCACAGGAACTACAGGACCTACTGGTCCAACGGGGACCGCAGGAGTTATAGGAGCCACTGGTCCGGCTGGAGCAACAGGAGCCACTGGTCCGACTGGCGCGACTGGTCCATCAGGATTGTCTACTGCTCATTATTGGGGTGGGTTGATAACTCCAACTGCTTTAGGAATAAACGCTAGTGCTGTTGATAACGTTGGTGATATTATTACGTTTCCGTCTGCTCATGGATTAGTAACTGGACAAAGTGTCCAGTTAGCTGGAACCACTTGGGCTGCTCTTCCAGTTGGTCAAGCTTATTATATCCGTGCATTATCAACAACAACAATCGCATTCTATAATACAGTAGCTGATGCTAAAGCTAATACTAATCGTGTTGATATAACTGGGAGTACACTCACAGCAGCTACACTTCGTTATCTTGTATTTAGTCAAGTCTTTTCGTCTGGTGATTTCGATTCAGTAAGTCCTATAGGGATGTCTCCTGGTAGTCCGACTATGGGATTTGATCTTAATTTGTCTACTCCTTTAGCTGCTGCTCTTGGAACATTCTTTGCCACGGCATTCAATTTGTATAATAGCACTCCAGTACAAGTTGGGCGACAAATGATAATGGCTCCTAAACCATCTACTTGGTTTACTTCAACATCACTTGTTCAAACTGGAGCTCCAGCTTTTGCTGATGCAAATACAGCAGGAAATTCAGGGCTAAATGGGACTTGGGCGCAACAAGGTACAAATCCTTATTATCTGCAATTTGAGATTAGAGGATGAGATTTCACGCTCTTGGTATCCCACATACTGCTACGAACAAGTGGCACGCTGGATGCGCTTTCACACAGAAAGTTAGACGTCTTTGCTCTATGCTCCATAATCGCGGTCATTATGTTATTCATTATGGAAATGAACGTAGTGAAGTTCAATGTAGAGAACATGTCAGCGTGACAACTCATAAGGATTTAATAAATCAATATGGGACTAGTCCTGGGCGAACCAGTGATTATAAGTATGATCTTTCAGATGATTATCATTCCAAGTTCTATACAAATACGATTATGGAAATTACTAAGCGAAAACAACCGAATGATTTCCTTTTGTGCTTTTGGGGAGGAGGACATAAACAGATAGCAGATGCCCATCCTGATTTAATCACGGTTGAACCGGGAATAGGATATACTCAGATATTCGCTCGTTGGAAGGTGTTTGAATCTTATGCGATGCTCCATGCTTGGACCGGGATTGAAGCGGTTAGGATTGCGGGTAATGTGGACTGGTATAACGTTGTCATTCCAAATTATTTTGATCCTACAGATTTTGACTACAGTGAGACGAAAGAAGATTTCTTGCTATTACTCGGTCGCCCAGGATTTGCCAAAGGATTAGATATTGCTGCGGAAATAGCAAAAGCAACGAATCAACGCTTGGTCGTAGCTGGAGCAGGAAATAAGAAAGACATTCCTGATGGTGTTGAATTCGTAGGTTTTGCTGATTGGAAAAAGCGTCGCAGTTTATTGACGAGAGCTAAAGCCGTCTTAGCTCCTAGTCGGTTTATTGAGCCATTCCACGGCGTCTTAATCGAAGCGGCCTTTTCAGGTACTCCAAGTATCACGGTTGACTTTGGTGCAGCTACTGAAAATGTAGTCCACGGAGTAACCGGGTATCGCTGTCGGACGATGGATCATTTCGTGTGGGCTGTCAATAATATTGCGAATATCAAACCAGAAAACTGTTATAATTGGGCGATGTCTAATTTCACTATGGATCGTGTAGGGCAAATGTATCAAGAGTATTTTGAAATGCTTCGTGATATCTATGGAGGTAAAGGGTGGTATGAAATACATGATGATCGCAGTAACCTTGATTGGTTGACTTAATGCCTCTTGTTCTTACAGATTGTGCTGTTGGTGATTCTCCAACTGTGACGTTGCAGTGTGCGTCAACAGTGGAGCTTGCACCGTTGGATGATTCAGTTGATACTAATAATATCATTATAACAGGAAAAGGGAAAATTAAATCCTTTGGTGAAGGTCCGCTTGTTACTAAGAAAGTTACATTTATTCCCAAAGATGGCACAATAACTTTGGTGAATAGTAAATCCCTTGCACTGTTAGGGAATGTAGACAGAGTTATTACGAACGAATCGATTAGCTCTTATGTTTGTGATGGAGTCGGTTGGTCAGAACATCTTTTTACTGATACAACTACTGGAGGTGGAGGTGGAACTGGTGGAGCTACTGGCCCGATTGGACCAACGGGTCCTACAGGTCTTCCAGGACCTCCGGGGGCAACTGGTCCAGTTGGAACAACTGGGCCTTCAGGTCCGTCAGGCCCAACCGGACCGACTGGAGCTTCTGGTTCTTCGACTGGAGTCACTGGTCCATCAGGTCCTATTGGTGCGACAGGAGCTACAGGCCCAACTGGATCTACAGGCCCAATTGGGTCTACGGGTCTCGGAGGTCCTTTCGGAGCAACGGGAGCGACTGGACCAACTGGAGGAGTAGGTGCTACAGGAACAACAGGAGCTACTGGCCCCACTGGAGGAGCAGGTCCAACAGGAGCTACTGGCCCAACTGGTCCTACTGGAACAGGAATTACAGGAGCTACAGGTTCTACAGGAGCAACTGGCCCAACTGGTCCTACTGGAACAGGAACTACAGGACCTACTGGCCCAACAGGAGCGACTGGAGCGACTGGAGTAGTCGGTGCTACTGGAGCTGGAACTACAGGAGCAACTGGTCCAACAGGAGCGACAGGTGTAACTGGAGCTACAGGAGTTACTGGAGCTACAGGACCATCCGGTGGGGCGGGGCCGACAGGAGCCACAGGGCCGACAGGGCCGACAGGAACTGCTGGATCTGTTGGCGCAACAGGAGTAACCGGAGTTACTGGTCCACAAGGCACTGCGGGAACAGTAGGAGCAACTGGAGTAACTGGAGCTACAGGACCGACAGGAGTAACAGGTGCAACTGGAGTAACTGGAGCTACTGGAGTAACAGGAGCCACTGGAGTAACAGGTGCAACTGGAGTAACTGGAGTTACTGGAGTAACAGGAGCTACTGGAGTAACAGGTGCAACTGGAGTAACTGGAGCTACAGGAGCTACCGGTCCATCACCATTATTCCGTGGCTATCTTGGTGGGCTTGTTCTCAGTAATGATGGCACGACTCCAACCACAAAATTAGATATCGCCGCTGGCGTTGCAATGGACAG